GTAGTCGTCCATTGAAAATTCAAGGTCTGCACTACTAGGAGAATCTCCGGTGCTGAATGGATTATTACCTGCACCAACTCCAAGAATGTGATTACCCTCTGGACCATTATTCGTGAATTTCACATTTAACAATCCTGACGCGCTATCCGTGAAAGTCCAGGCGCACAGGGAGGCGTCGCCGAGAACAGCTATAGGATACCGTCTTGGTACAGCCATTTTGAATTCCAGGTTATCCATCCAAAAATCAAATATGCCAGGGTCTTGTCCTGACAGCTCTTGTATCTTAGAAAGAATAGATGCCGAATCAGGAAGATCGATACGATAATCAGTATGATGCCCTGTGTCTGCTAGCGTCCATGTAATCGGCAAACTGTTTGGCATGGCTATTGTACTGCTCAATAGAGTTTCTATTATGTTCTTAACTTCTGCATTCGTAACCTCGTAAGCCGATCCACGCGGAGGATCACCGATAAGAAAGGCATTCGGATGTTGTGCGTCGTATGGGAACATACGCTTTTCTAAGTAATGCAGATAGCTTTTGGCAGCAACACTCAAATACTCTTGTTCGGCTTCAAACCCTACAGCAGTAACCATGCCTTGCATGATTTCGCGATCATTACGAAACAGACCGAAGTCGATGTTGTAGGGGATGATTTGAGTCAGGTCTGTTTCGTAATAATACGAAATCTCGTAAGTAAGTTCATGCGGGCCGTTCTCCCCTTTGTTCCAGGTTACATGCAGATTCTCCATAGAGAATTGAGCTTCGTTCTCTCCCCAAAGCCTTTTATGTAGTACATGCCATCTAGCCATTTAAGCTACCCAAATACGTTGACCCGACGAAGCGCCCCACATATAAGGAAGGAATGATTTGAGTGACAAGCTACACGGTACGTTCGACGGGTTAAGAGCTGCGATAGTTATATCCGGTGCAGCTTCAAGACCGCAATCTGTGTAGTAATACTCACTGACGCCTGTGTACTTAAGGTAGAACGTCCCGATCTTGTTGTTGAAAGCCAGTCCTGTGCGGGGTGGCATAAGAATACGCATGAGCTTTAGCTTGTACACATTAAGTTGCGCTGGAGTGTCAGCCAGAAGATGCCCGCTAATGTGAATAGCCATCTTACCGAAGTATGTATAGCTCGGCCAGATGCCCTGTGCCTGCATTCTATTACGGTCTTGCGATCGAATGTCCAACTCCATATGTACCTCTTCTACAGCAAAATACCCGTTACCATTCGGGTCCTCATTCCAATGCATAGTTTCGTTCGCCATGTTGACGAAGTACATATCGTCAATCATTTATTAACACCGCCGTTGGTTTCGCTGACGGAAGTGCATCTTCTGGAAGTATGTCTGCGGAGACATACCCTTACCATCACCTGCGTGGTAGTTATAATTAACTGTGGTGTGGTGAACATTCTGTGTGGTACGAGTAGGCGTCGTTGCTGCTCTGACTCCCCTAGTAGCAGCTCCGGTTCTAGCGGCCGGTTGTTTTACGCCTACACCACCGGGAACTTTGATACCGGGGAATGTTTGTTCTATAAGCTGAATGAGTGCAGCGCGAAGGGCAGGGTTCTGATCTTGAATACCTTGTGCAATTGCTTTAGCAATATTCTGACCGTGAGCACGATAAACCTTCAATTGCGAATGAAGCTTGTCTTGAAGCAGTTTCATTGTTTGTTGGTCTATAACCTGTTGACCCTTGTTGAATGTTCTAGTGTACTCAGCAAATTGAGCAGGACTCATCCGAAGAATACCCTTGAGTACATTGTCAAATTCAGGACCAAGCTCACGTAGCTGGTCGATAAGAGCTTGCGGAGCACCACGAGCAGCGATCTTGTTAAGATCATTACTCCAATGTGTAAAGGCTTGTACCTGCTTTTTCAGATCATTAAGGATTTCACTCGGAGTGAGTCTATGCTCATCCAGCCGCTTCTGCAACGCATCAGCGCGTTTGCCAGCAGCCTTGTCGATTCGGTCGGCTTGGTCATTAAGAATCTTGACTCTCGCATCAACATCCTTTTTCATATCGTCCGGATTAGGCAGCCAACCCTTGTCGATTAGATTACCAGTTCTAGCGTCAACCTCCTTTGAAGATTGGTCGAAAGCATCTTGAATCTTTTGCGCTTGGTCACGCAATGCCTGTGCCTTTGCAGTACCAGCGTCACGAATCTTCTGTACCTGATCGCTAAGTCCCTTAGTCACAGGCCCGCTAGCTAGAGAGCCAAATGCGGATACCATTCCACCGCGAATCTCATCGAACATGGAACGTATATTATCAAGCACGGATTGGAAATTTTCTTTCATTTTATCGGTAGCTTCTTTGTTCGCCTGAGCCATATCATTTGCGAATTCTTGCTGATCTGATGTGGCTAGTGTTGTGAACTGTTTGTTCGCTGCATACCAACGCTGCCATCCTGCAACACTTGGTGACTTGTCGTATGCTGCACGAAGTCTGGCAACATTTTGACCCATAGCCATAGCTTGCGCATCAGAAATAACTTTAACATCGCCAAGATTCTGTTCAAGCTGTTGGAAATAAGCTTGTTGTGCAGGAGAGGCTTGTTGCATAATCTTAGTTGCCTTCTCAATTTGATTAGCCAAATTCATCGTAGGTGCAATTTTCATTTGAGCTTGGAGTTGACGCAAGTGCATAAACGTACTCATTGCAAGCTTATCTGATATACCAAGGTCTGCGAACATTTGTGTATAGAAAGCTTGTTGCGCAGGAGTCAATTGTTCAAATTTTGTTTTTAGTGCTTCGATTTTATTAGACAAACCTATTGTAGGTGCTATGGCAAATTGCTTTTGTACCTTGAAATATTCTTCTGATATCTTTTTTGCATATCCCTTAGTACTTATTAATGCATTTATTTGTCCATCAAGAATTCTCTGTATAACATCTTCTTGCATACCCTTTTGAATATCAGATTCGGCACGAGCAGCTCTTGTTTCTTCTCTACGAGCAGCTTTAGTTGCAGCAATTACAGCTTTGTAATTTGGTGCTTTTTCAATTGCCTGTCTAAGTCTAATAATGAGTTTCATTTCTTTGAGAAATTCAGCGTCTGTGAAATGAATAGGAATCATGCCTGGACCCTTACGAGCAGTACCAGCCATCGCTTCCTCAAGACGTTGTGCTCTAGGCTTACGCAATTCACTAGCACGCACGAATGCAGCAGCTTCAAGATCCTTGGCTTGTGGACCACCACCAAGTTTCGTATCAAGATCCTTAAGAATTTGTGCGCTTGTTTCGCCAGCTTTTTTCAACTTATTAATCTCTTTACCTAGATAATCAATGAAACGTTGTTGTGGCTGTGTAGTAAGATCCACAACACGAGCTTCTGCATCCAAATAACTCTTTTGAAGTTTTTCAATCTGGTGTGCAATTAGTTCAGCACCAACTACAACAAGCGTAAATGTAATAAGGTAAGGTACAGATGCAAGCGCTGCAAGGCTCCTGAGAGCGGTAACAGATCTTGCGATCATCGCAAATAGCGTGACGAATGATATGACTGATATAACAGTACCAACTATCGAAAGAGCAGCACCCCAACTTCCGGTAAGTTTAACTAACAAGGGAAGTGCAACTAGTAGAAGAGAAATCGACCCAAGGAGTTTAGTTAATCCTACGGCGGTAAAACCTGCTTCTGATCTAAACATTTTAAGACTGAGACCAGCACTAGTAAGAGAACCCTTCATAAGTATAAAGTTAACACGAAGCAAGATAACAGCTGCTGCGATAGATCCGAGAATACCAATAAGTAAAGTTGCTACTGAACCAAAGAACAAGAAATCTGCGATCAAGCGTTTTTGATTTTGGCTCAGTCCACTGAACCAGCGAGCGAGTTTACCTATCCATGACCCGAATCTTGCAAACAGCGGAATAAGATCCGTTCCAATTATAAGAGCTAACGCTCTCAATTGATTTTTGAATACTTCCCAACGAACACCGGGATCTTTGGACATTTGATTGAACGACGCAATCATCTCATTTTGATCTGCTGTGAATTCTCGCTGGACTTGAGCAGCACTACGAATACTTACTTGGTATTGTGCAAAGATTCTAATAGCTTGAATCGTTCCCTGAGTACCAGCCTTTCCTCCTGCGGCAGAAATCGTCTTGAAGAAATTAAGCATCTCCTGATTATTCATATGTATATGACTATTAATATCTTGCATAATATCAAGGATCGGGCGCATGTGGCCTTTGCCACCCTGACCAAATACTTGAACACCCTTAGATGCAAGACCAGCCGCAACATCTGTCCGACCGAACAACTGAATCAGTCTGGCTAGTCCTTGTGCATCCTGTTTCGTTCGGGCAGCACCAGTCTGTCTAGTCAGGAAAGCCATAGCCCCGCCCACATCTTCAAATGTCAGACCAGCTTCTTTCGCAATAGGCAGCAAGAAAGACAGAGAGCTAGCAAATTGCTCCGCGTTCATACGACCGACTTTCACAGCGGCAAAGAACCTATTACCTGCTTCGGTCATATTCGGGAACTCGCTACCAAAGTTGTTGAACAAAGAGATACCAGCGTCAGTCATAGTTTTAAGATCAGTACCACCTGCAACAGCCATCATGTTAAAGGTTCGCAGCATCTTACTCGCTACATCTATATTCTTAATGCTAGTGCTTGAGAAAATCTGGAACAACGAGTCAGCCATTTGCTGCGAAGAAGCAGGAAATTCCTGCATCTGACTTGTTATAGTATCAAACAATCTTCCATGAATTTGTGCAACTCTGGCTGGCCCTTCTCCCGGCTGTCTAGCTTGCGTTGCAGCAAGAGCTATCTGCTTACTAAATTCAGCGGCTTTTTCAGCCATAACACCAAGAGTAAGAGTAGCAACACCGCCAAGGAATGTCAATGAACGAGCAGTATTACGAATACCATTCCCTAAGGCTTGCCAATTTTCAATAGGCAATCGTTGTATCGCTGTATCAAATTCTTTAACTCGAGCTCGCATATTAGTAATACGCATTCCTTGTTCATCTGCCACCATTCCATTTCTTCGAGCAGCAGCAGCTTGTTCTATTTCAGTCTGTGTTAATTTAGTTGATTGATTTACGAGATTTCCTTGAGCTTTACGAACACTTTCAATAGCCATTTTATTTTCAGTCAATTCTCTGGTAGCGCTCTTAACTCCAGATCTCAAACTTCTAAGTTGCGTATCAAGTTCTTTCTGGGTCATCCCACTAAAAATCATTTCAGGTTGTATACCCTTGACTCTAGCTCTACGTTCTGCTACTCTTTCAAGTTGAGACAACTGTCTTTGAAGGGAATATCTTCTACTAAGAATTCTGTCACGATCAGAATCAATACCAACCAACTGCATATTTAGATCATGTATACGCTTTGTATAATTACCTTCATTAATCAACTGTTGAGTTCTACGAGAACCCGTAGTTAATCTTGTTTGTTCATCAAGAGCAGCTTTACGCAGACGTTCAGCAGTTGCAATTTGTTGCATAACCTGAGCACGTTGACGTTGCAACACACCAGGATCTTGCAGCCCGCCGAAACTGCGAGCAGCACGTCTAAGTGTATTGCTAGCTTCGTCTCTAGCTCTAAGGATTAGCCAAAGTTCTCTGGTTGCTTTCATTTCTGTTACTTTGTTTGTTTATTTCGTCTGCGCGTTTTTCGTCTAGGATTTCGAGAACACGCATAAGCCGCCGAATGTATCTCGGCCGTTGATCGAGAGCACCGCCAGATTCGGGCAGCACACGTAGTCGATCGCATATAATTGCAATCTCTAACCACTCGGAAGCTTCCTGAACGACCTCTTGACTAACGTAACGTTCGGCAACGACGTTACCGTAATCGTCTAACTCGTTTCTAGGGAAGCCGTATTGGACGAGATCACTTCTTCCCCAGACAAGCCATCGCGCCGCTTGAGAAAATCCTCCAGAGACTCCTCATCCTCATCTTCGTTCAGTTCATCTATATATTTCTCAATCTCAGATCCAACCTTGGGATTCAGTGTCTTAAGCGTCATCGGATTTGTGAAATCAAGAAGTGCATCGTTCTTATCAGTGAGATTATGCTCACCAATACAATAAGCAAAATCGTGTGCGACGGCCCACTCGTTAAGAGTTTCGAGTTCAATCTCAGAAGTAGTCTTGCGCCCACGACCTTGCTCGGTTTGCATCTTCATCTTACTAGCCTTGTCCCGCCGAGTAAGTTTCATGCCGTAGGGAAGTGGACGCAGCATAACAAACCCATCCGGCGGGGCAGACTTTAGATCATACCGCTGATAACTACCAGTATCGACGGTAACGTCGGGCATGTTCTCTCCTTAGGTTGTTCCTGTTACGTGATAGCGACGGGAGACTTGCATTCTATCGTGTAGGCATCTGCACCCACAAGGCCGATGTTACGGCCAGTTACGCGCCCCATGATTAGATCGCCCATACCAGCAAGTCCAACAACATAACTATCGAATGATGTGCGTCGAATGATGATACGGAATCCTTCAGTACACAATGCCCAAGTCGCGCCACCCTTAAGACTTTCAAACTTAATAGCCTTAGTGACGTTATTCTTCATGTTATTGTAATCAACCTTGTCAATGAAGTCCAGCTCAGTTTCGTAAGTCGAGTTAGTCTCACCATAGGCGATATAGCTTGCACTACGTTGTGGTTGAATACGATTTTGAGCAGAACCGTTAAACTCGCTACGGAAGGTAAAGCCGTTGAAGTTCGTAGTAGCAGCACCAGCAAACGTCGGAGCAACACCACTAGCATCGGTGTAAATACTATGCGCCGCAGCACCGAATAGCGACGGCGCTAACCACGTAGGAGTACCAAGACCAGACATATCGGTTTCACTTGTACCAAGAATACCCATAGTCGCACGAAGCACACCATTCTCTACAGTAAACTCCCAACTGTTTACAACACAACCTGCATATCCGAAACCCACACCATTACGTTCAACACAGATACTCATGGTACGAGCATTAAGCCCTGTACCACCTGTAGCACTACCCTGACTACCGGGACCAAACGTATATGTAAACGGGGCAGTTGCACCTGTCTTGGTAATCAGGTGTCTAGACGAATACAAGAAATACGGCATGTAGTTAACATCAACTTCCATGACGATGTTACCTTCGACGTGGTAATAACTCTGCTGCACGTCGGATACAATCGTCTGTTGACGAATCTGAGGAGAGTAATATTTCTCCTCAGTGTAGTTCAGTTCTTCGCTAATGATCGGTACCCATACTCCAACGCCGGCAGCGCCAGGATCGACAAGAGTACCCATAGTAGGCTCAAGGCCGACAAATACTGCACCACCGCCGCCTAGTCCAGCAGGCATACTAGCTCACCGTCCCTTCACCCGGCGGCATCACTTGTGTGTCCTCTGTACTTGACGAAGCTTCTTTCCCCGCTTTGGGTCTTTCGGTTTTTGAGGCTTCTCCTTCTTCTTCACTTACTACAACTCCCTGATCAGGTCCAGGTGGTTTTCTATCTCCTATGAGTTCTTCTGCATTTTCAACAGAACTAGATCCACTAACCTTAACAACTCCACTACCCTTAAACGCATCTTCAACAGTCATGCCTTTTACAGCAACAAATCTAGACTCATTTTCTTCGGATACTTCAAGGCTACCGCCATTCGGCACAATTCCTAGATGATCTACGCCAAGTTCAGTACCCTCAGGAAATGCAGGATTATTCACTGACACTGTTATTGCCATTAGAACCTCCTCTCCGTAATCCCTTCCCAGGACAACCTGGTACTAACGACGATTTCAGACTTACCTGAATTAGTCTGACTAGCAGCAGGACTTTCAGATTGTACATATCCATGAATAATATTGCCTCCAAGAGTAGGATCTAGTTCTAGAAAATCAATTATTCCAGTTGCGAGTTTCAAATCTTCTAAACTACGTCGAGCACGAGTTAATACAATAGAACCGTGATATATGTATATTTCACATCTAAGAGTAACCAGGTAAGTGTGAGTTCCGTGTAGTTCTTTATCACTGTCGGCTGCATTAATAACGAGAGCGGGATATGCGGGAATCATTACTTCGCCGTAAGCACCAACATACTCCAGACCCAATAGGCTTGCACTTGTAGTTAACTGCTGAAAGAAATACTCTGTAATCTCTTCGGGACGTGTAAACAGTTCTTGTTCTATAATACTCATCTTGGTATCCTACCGAATCGGATTCCGCGAGGAGTTCGTAGTAGAGGCTGACCACGTTTCGTATAACCAGCAACTGGAAATCTACCACCAGAATATTCACCGTATTCTACCGGCGGCGGAGTTACATAATCAATCCAATCTTCCTCGATCAAACCATCAATCCATTTCAAAAAGATATCTTCAATCTCTGCAATCGTATCTACATCTAAACCAATAAACTGTCGTTGTGGGAGATTAAGTCCACGTTCACCTTTAGCTTCGGCAAGATTTTCTGCTTCCGTTTGTTTCTTACCAGATTTACCAGAAGCTCTTTTAAATAACTGTCCTTTTACAGTTCCAATAGTTCCTTCTTGATGATACGGACCGTAAGGGGGTAATTTATCTACTTTAATTACTACATCATTTCCAATTACTTGCCATGTACTTGGCGATATAACAGCTTTACGTAAATCATCAGAAAGGACAAGATCAGCTTCATTACTTCCACCATGCTTTTCTTTCCATCTCGCATATTCATCTTGAAGAGGCACCCAAGGAAAACCGTATGGATCAACATGATCTTCAAAATGAACTTCTGTAGAATAAATCATTGCAGCTTTAGCTTTTTCCAGAGGTTCATACATATTTTCAAGACCGTGTGAGAAATGAAGTAAATCTGCCTCAACTACTTTTGGATCAGGATACCATTCTGTAACAAGAAATTTACTAGTCGTAGTACCAATAGGAAATTGACCAGATAGAGGACCAGAATATCCACTAGGAACATCATTCAGATCAAAATCGTCTGCTGCCATCTATTAAGAAAACTCCTGTGTCATGGTGAATATAGGTTCAGTCGTTAGAAACCCTACAAGCTCGGCTCCCGTAACATCTATCGGTCCACTTTCATCTACTTCTACAACAGTCAAGACGCCTTCTACGATTTGATCGAGCATGAGGATTGCGTTGTTGTACAACCACTGTGCATACTCTAGAACATCATCAGCTTCCTCAGAGTAAAACGATTGATACAAGAATGCAGCCGCAAGCCGACCCGCAATACCGCGTATAAGTTCTGGCGTAGTCTCCGGGTCGGCCCACGACGTAATTACTATCTGCGAAAAGAAACCAGCCAGTCTACCTACTATGATTCGCCTCGCCTCGATATTCGGTTTCTGCGAGTTCGCATCATCGACGATGATCTTGTCGCTACGAAACCATGTCTGAATATCGGTCTTGCTAGCGAACATGATTTAACTACTAGGCTTGTTCGGCGTCGGCTCTGGCTTAGGTGGTGCTTCTTCTTCCTCCTTGACCTGCATCTTCAACTCTTCTACTACCGCTTCCTGCTGTGCTTCTTCCTTCTCTGCTTGTGCAGGAGGAACATCAGCGGGAACATCAGGGTACTCATCTTCACGAACAGCGCCAGTTTCTACCAACGATTCCCACTCTTCATCACTAACACCAAGATCACCCTGAGATATCTTGTCACCGGGCATGATCCACTCTGTAACCTGGCCCCACTCGTTTACTTCTTTCTTGAACTTAGACCAGGCGTACATAGCACCGCCGCTCTTCTTCTTTTCTTCGTCAGCCATATCATCTCTCCTTAGAACGCCGTCGTACCGAATGCCGTTGTGATGAGATAGCCAGCACCAGGAGACACGATCTTCAAATCGTACTTGAATGAGGTACGCACAATGTCAGCCTTACGAGGCTCTTCACGCCAACGATCCGTCGGGCGAGTAGAACCGTCAGGATAAATCTGCGCGAACGTCTTACCGAACGTGAACTGATTAAGCCCAGGACTCTGGTCAACGATGCCAAGCCATACGTCCTTACCCCAAAACGAAGTTATGTTCTGAGTCGCATCGAGGTTGTTAGCTGCATTGTAGAGTGAATCGACAGCAAGGATCGTTCCTTCAAAACCAGTAAGAACACGGAATGCATCAGGAATCGACAGAGCGAAGTTCTTGAAGCGATCAACAACGCGAGGATGATTCTCGATGTAGCTCAGACCAAGAGCAGGAATAACAAGCGTGTTCGGATAGCGGAACGTCGATGCATAGACAGCACGCATACCGACCATGATATCATTAATAGGGTTGGACGTAGAAGTTACGCCACCAGTGTAATCACTCCACTGTGACGTACCAGAAAGAGTGACCTTGTTGGCAACTGCGTACTGTGCAGGATCGCGTACAAGACCAGAGACAGCAAGTTCATGTGCAAGGAGGATACTGCGAGTCGCTAGCGTAGTTGCGTCAGTCTCCGGGTTAAGCTGCAACGCTCCACCAAACGTGGGGTTCGCAAGTCCACCCTGAGAGGTAAGCTGCTGACGCTCTTCATCGAAGATAGGAACCTGCAAGGAACGCTCTTTCGTTTCAAACGTATCCTCGCTCCACTTTGCGCCAGCGATCTCGTTCGCAACCGTACCAGGCTCACGCCGAGATTCATACACTAGCCAGTTCGACCGATCAAATACGCGGTACCGACCAGACTGAGTACGCACAGGAGTGACAGGGAAGATGCGCTCACCGTAAAGTGACTGATCCTGATAACCAACCGAGAAGTTGGTTAGGATAGGATCAGAATATAGGGTACCAGGATCGTACATTACGCCACCCCTCCATTAGAATTGAAGAGCAGAGCGATACGATCACCGGCAGCAGAAGCAGCGTGTCCAACACAACGACCAACAATGCGCTCACCAGTTGCAGAAGTCTTGACACGACCATCAGCAGCAATAGTTACCTGCGCGCCAATTGCAATTGCAGCACTCGCTTCTGCTTCTGTGATACCCTCAACACGAACACTTGCACCCTTACCCTTTAGAATCTCAGCAGCACTAACAGAGAATTGAGCGAATCCGTGAACAACATCGGTGATAGCAGTAACAGGGGTTACAGTTTCAGCAGCAGAGAGCTTAACCGCACGAAACTTGGTAAGTGCGGCAGCTGCGTTGTAACCCTTGTCGAGAACGAAGTTACCGTACGCCATTTACTCTATCACCACCTTAGGCCGGTAGAGTAACTCGATATGCGGCTGCAAGATCAGGATGCTTCTTCGCAGCCTGTTCAACAGCCTCCATGTACTCCAGCTCAGGATTCTCACGCTGAATCTTGGAAACGACCTCAGCGAAGTATCTGCGAGCACCAGCAACACCAGTAGCAGAGTTAGTGTCGATATCGGGAATATCCTCATCAGTACCAGAACCAAGCTCACCAAACTCAAGAATGCCACCACTCATAATCGCCTTGATAGCAGCCTCATAATCCTCAACAGTCACGGTGCGCTCACCAAACTTACGATGTACCTCTTCGACCTTCTCACGCGCAACAGTAGACAGACCCATACGAGTCTCACGCAAACCAAGTCCCTCAGACTTATATACTCTCTGCACCGACTCAGCGAACATACGAGCAGTATGAGCACGATCGCGTTCCATCAGAGCGTTGTGCTCTGCCCAATACTGCGGATACTTCTCAGCGAACTTCCGCTCCTGATCTTCCGCCTCGACAGCATTACGAAGATCAACCAGCTCACCAAACTTCTTCTTCGTAGCATCGAGTACTTGCTCATCGCCAGCATCTACAGGCAAATCAAGCACACGCAGAAGTTCGTGAGCAACGTTGTCACGGAGTTCAAAAGGCACAGCGGTACCTCCCTTCGGCTTTCCGTTGTTGGTATCTACAGGGGGTTCATATGAAGGATTATTAGGATCAGCTATAGGCGGCGTATTCCTTCTCCATCCTCCACCGATTGCAGGATCATCTGAACCATCTTCATCTCTACGAGGAGCAGGAGGACTACCAGTACCAGGATCAGAATGTTCAAGTTCTTTTGATTCGTCTGTCCGATCTACCTCGACAAACAACTCAGAAAAATTAATCGGCATAAGATTCTTAGCAATCGGCCGATTAGTCAATGCACCACCTATGATTACGTCTTGGATTTCCTCACCATCAGGATGCAGCCATTCATCATCCCACTCCAAAGAAAAGTACTTCCACTCTTTATTCTTGAGTTCGTTCTTTGCAGGTTCAGTGAAGTCGATACCAAGCATCAACTTGTTGTCTTTAATGACGGCATCGCGCAACCAACCTGCTGCTTTATTGCCCTTTGCTACGTCAATACCATGCTCGTAGTTAATGGCAATCTCTTGTCCACGTACCCCATCACGAAAATTCCTGATGAAGTTTTGGATCTTCTGATCCGTGATTTCCACCGGCCCATATGCAGGAGTGTGATACGTCTTGGCTTCGATAGCTTCAAGATATGTCAACCCATCCTGAGGCACGGTGAGTGTATCAGCGAAACAGAAGAATGCGTTATGCATTTCGCTATGCACTTTCGCTTTGTCTCCTAGTCTCGCGTAAATGGCCCTTGCCTGTGCTAGTGCTTCCTCCTTTGTCGAGTGCCATCGACCGTTTACGTCCCGTGTGCGTAAATTAAAAACTCCCCACGGTTTTCCGGCCGGACCTTCTTTTGGCCGGTAGAAAACCTGATAAAGACCCATACCCTTAGATAGGGGCTTCATGGGACGTGTGCCAGGTTTAGTCGGCATACTTTCCCACTACCTCAATCCGTCTATCTAACCATACATCTATTTCTATCAAGCACTTCTCTCTATCACTATTTTCAGAGTACTCAAGGATATTGGTTAGAAATTCCAATTGCATATCTACCTCAGCTAAAGTGTAGGCTTTTTCCAACGTAGCCATATCATACCGCCGCGCTACTTTCGGACTTGCCAATATTACCTGCTCCACCATTCTTGCTCGTACTTCCTGCTTTTCTAGGTGACGCATCTCCCGGCTTACCAGCCCCCGGTATAGGTACATTACCATTCGGCCCACCGGGAGCAATCTGACCACCGGGACCAGCGATGTTACCCTGCAACAGAGCTTGTACTCTTTCTGGTCTTTCAATAGCAGGCTTCCATTCGGTAGTAAGACGCGGCATATCCATCTGAGCACGAATCCATTGTTCGGTATCTTCATCAATTGTAATGGCGTCGCAATCAAGCAAGTTACGCATAGCTGCGGAAAACATTTGTAGGTCTTTTGCCTCTCCTACACCCCTGACCGATATCTTAGGAAATCTATCTGTCGGGAAGTTGTAAGCTACCATACTCGGAATCAGAAACATATTGATACAATCGCAGATAGAAGCTGCCACATAACGCATGGCCTTCAAAAACATATCCATCTGACTCGCACCGGCTGCTCTTGATCCGCCACCTTCTGTAGTAGCACCCATGTTCAAGAATTGCACCATGATGTTTTTCATGATCGCGGTATCATGGTGTTCAGCCGATCTAAGTACGTCAACTAGCTGACCATGTGTTTGTGCAAAACCTACTTGAATCGTCGGTGGTCTGACGATGTAAGCTTTCTCGTTTGTTCGTAGATTTTGTCCCAATTCGTGTGCCAACGCAATATCCCTTTGCGATGCACCAGGTGAAATTTCAATATCAGGGATACCAATACCGTGTCTCTCCTTCTGAATAGAATCAATATTATACAGTCTATTCTTGTACCACCAATGTTTGTACGCACTTCTTAAGATCGACATACCCTCAAGTGCGCCACCTTGTTGATCGAATACAAATACGATACACTTACCAATCGGGATTTTAACTTCTTTAGCTTTACCATCCTTATCTATAGCACTCTGAATAACCTCTATAGGTCCACCATTGTCATCGTAGTTAATCTTGGTAACAGTAGCAGGAGGTCTGAACGCGAGCTTACGAAGCATTGTATATTGTTTGCGGTTTGCACCAGGAGTACTCTTACGAGGCGCCCACTCGCGCTGTTCCCATACGGTTTCAAATACGGTACGCTTCGCCTCGTACATTTGTAGTATCTGCGACAACACGTATATCCACGGCGTTGTCATACCATTAAAAAGGTTAAACTCCACGAACTCTTGAATAGCTAGATCCTGAGGATCTGCGCTATAAGGTTCGACGAAGTATTCAGCACCAAGCACAGGTGCTTTACCTGCCCGCAGACTTACACGCACGCTGGCATCGTCACGAACCATTCTTAAGTAAGTACGTACTTCCTGATACCCAGCCTGTAGATCGGGTACAGCGTCGATTATAGTCGATGATGCAGAACTACCAATCTCCGCAAGAGACGGTTTATCTACGTTAGATGCGCCAGACGCAGAATACGTCGTTCCCGTCACTTGACGGGCTGGTGTTGATTCTTTGCGTTTTAGGCGTGGGAAGCGAGCCATTAGCTGAACCCGTACATTAGCTGAACCGCGTATCCAGGGTTATAGCACTTTCATACTTGAAAAAGCCGGCTGCTTCGGTGCTGTTATAGCCACTATACACGTCGGCCAGGTTGAGATTTCCACCCAGGACCATATACTCGTTAAAGAAATACCTAAGTGCATCTGCCGGATGGTCGAATTGCCCACGAGTTAATTCATACCCAGGCTTGTTGCCACTAGCATGTATGGTACTGAGACTCTTAATCGTATTCTCGCATCTAGGATGAATAATTAACCCAGGCGATCCATCTTCACGCACCCGCATAGCCTCCTTGATAGCCTCTATACCAAGACCAACACCCTGAGGATTCGATACTATACTACCAAGAGTAAAAGCTAACGTGGCAATCTCGTCTGCACCACGTGGATCTGCTGCTATAGCATCAACATGAAAACCTTTAGGACTTTCTCGGTTCTTAAGAATCTGACCATGTTCGACTGTGCTCTTATAACTAACAACGTATTCACGCCACACGTAAATTCTATCCGATGGGTCAATCATAATATCAAGACAAACAAACGGATCTGAGTATCCGAAGTCTAGTCCCCACCAATTTTTCCACTTAGGTTCGTATTCAAATTCCTGTACGTGGATTCGTTCATCCCACTCGGGATAGATAAGACCCTCAAACGCTGTGAACTCAGCTCCGTACTCTTGCAGCCAGAACATCCAACTAACTGTATTATAGATTTGAATTAGCTCTCCGTCACAGTGACAACTCATCATATCGTGATGACGACCATCAACAATGTTCTCGCATTGAGGATCAAATCCAGTAGGAAAGATCGCAGGGTTAGTCCAGCTAGGCAGTCTCCAAGACGCATACTCAGGTATCTCTGGATGCTGCCCTAACTGATACAGTCCCTCGTACCAATTGAATCCCTGTGGCGTACTAGGGAAGTCGGCACTACCGCGTTTGTCCGTAAGCGCAGGCTGCACATACATCTGCCATGTACTCATATTGTGCTTCGCAGCCTCACTCATAATTACGTGATCGAGTCCTTCGCCAACGAGTGACTTAGGACGTTCGGCAGATTTCACTTCCAATATGCTATTAAGATCAGTGAAGTAGATTCGCATATCACCTTGCTTGACGTTATACGAAGTCTTGCAGTATTTGAGCAGCTTTAGTTTCTTAAAGTCGTTGTAGACAACACGAAACTCTTTCTCTCCAAGTCCATAATCCGGGCCGACTATCCAATTGTAAGAGTCAGGCATAAACATCTTGTATGTAGCTTCATGACCAGCCCATGTTGATTTACCCCAACGACGACCGCAACACGGTACACGGTATCTTGCATCGGATCTATGTATGGCCCACTGTTCGGGTGAATGCGGCTCATAGTCAATCTCCTTGAACAGCTTTTCACGACTAATCGCTGGTTCAGTTCTAGCCACTATTAACTCAACCCGAATTCCATAGGCCCGAGTACAGGAGATTCAGGACCGATCGAAGGACGAATATACAACTTGTATGTGCCTTCTTCCCACGTTCCCACGGTTGTATCAATAAGAGGGAACACTCGCATTCCTTCTTTCAGGTTAACAGGCGACCAATCCTGCTGAATTTCCTCTTCTTCTGTCAGAACACGAAAGTCTACAGAAATATTTGTCAGGTCTGTAACCTCTCCGAGCTTGTCGGCAATGTCTACCATCAGAATCTCTTTCGTTCCTGTATTTAGCGTATAGATAGTGACCACCTATCCTCTTTGTCGGCACTGTATTGCTGCCCTTTGGCAACACCGGCGTACCTTTCTTGCAGAGCACAGGTGGTACGCTGGCCTCTACAGGCGTAAACCCAGCGAGTGCTAACTAACCTTGCGATAAATTCGGCAGGAATGATCGGCGGAGTCTCAAAGCTGGTAATTGTGAACAGCAGAGGTACGGTATCTGCATCAACCCCGATTACAACTTCTACGGTCGAAGGAGTCAAGACAACAAAAGCGACCGCACTATCGACTAGTGCTGCGATCTCGATAGTAGTTGTAATAGTAAACGAGATGGGTACAGTAGCAGCATCGCCTACTTCATGTGTAATGAACTCAGTTGCAGTAATACTGAATCGTAGCGCATTTGTCGCAGCATCAACGTACTCTACCGCAGCAGTTTCTGTACCAGAAGGTGTAAATGTAACACGCGCGGTCTGCGTGTCGATAGAGACTAGTACTTCACTACTACTCGGTCCGAAAATGACCGTAGCAGTACTAGTCTCTATGAACGCGCCTATCTCGCTTGCCGACTCCGTAAACAGCAAGTTGATTACACCCGAATCAGCGCCAGTTGCAGTAGTAAACTCAGTACCACTTGGAGTGAACAATACAACGCTTGTACTAGAATCGACGGAGACTAGCGTTTCCCCTGTGGGCTGCGGCGCCACTATGAGAGGTACTAAGCCAGTCTCCGTCATCTCCCTTATCTCTAGTCCTGTTGGGGTCATTACCAGGACAGAGGTTTGGGAGTCTGTCGATACAGTTACGTCACTACTACTGGGGGATAGGGCAATAGTAGTAGTGCCAGTATCGACAGT